AATGCCATCTCACGGAGATTGGAGTGAAAAGATTAAAAATATTATTATCGTGGAAGACAATAAGGAAATCCATCAGCATACAACAATACCGAAAGAAGCATGTAATGTGATGGGTAGACGAACCGCATGGGATTCTCATCTTCGCTATCCTATTCTTCAATCTTTGATTAAGGAATTAGAAAAAATTATACAGATTTTTATTGAGAAAGAAAATTTTGATGCCCCTATCCTAAGACTACAAGAATGTTGGATCAATTGGTATAAAAAAAATCACCACGCTATTCCTCACATTCATCCATCTCATTTATCCCTTGTTTATTTTGTAGATGTAGAAGAAACGGGAGCAGATTTTTTATGGATAAAGAAGGACAGCTACAGATTAGCTAAAAAAGGAGAAAAGACCACAACAAGTAATAATATAAAATCCCTAAAAATTAAAAATGGATCTGTTTTAATGTTCAATGGGAATTTAATGCATGCCGTTACCCCTAATCTATCTAATAAAACTCGTGTAACTTTCGCCGCTAATTTTGGTGTTGAATATACAAAAGAAAGAAAAATATGAAACAGAAAGAGAAGAAATAATGTTATTTGAAGAAACAGTTTTTTTTGGTGTCCCCATTAGAAAGTTCCAATTTCAAAGAGAGGAAATCACCCCTCTTCTGGATGAGTATCAGGAGAAAAGAGATTCTATCATTAAGCGGTCTGAAGCTTATAATAATGACACCTTAGGAAGCGAACAAGACAGCACCGAGTACGCCACTGATTATCGCCATCCCGTAACATTACATGAATATGAAAAATTAATGATGATCTTAAAAAACTATTTTGAAAATAATAACTACACTTACACATTAGTTAATTACTGGACGGCTATTTATAATAAAAAAGGATATCACAAACAGCATTTTCATAACAGCGGATCTCTGGCCGCACCGCAAGTTAATAATTGTTCATCTGTTTTATATTTAAATTCCATCGGAGGAACAGAATTTTATGCTCCTCACGCAATGAGCTATGTATCCAATGTTTGGGTTAAAAGCGAAGTAGGACTACTAGTAATTTTTCCAGCGGGGCTCCTTCATAGTGCTCCCACCACTAACTCTAAAAATGAAAGAGTCGTTATCTCTGGTAATATGGGAATATACAAACGATGAAAAATAAACTTCACAACAAAATGTTTGTATTCGGAAGGATAGTTTGCAAGTACAAAATCCCACAAGAATTTGTTGACGACATAAATGCTAAATATGAAGACGTCTTAAAAAATACTAATTTACTGACTTCTTATGGGGCTCGCTTGGCTGGAAGACTTGATTCTGAACTAGATATGCTACCCATCATTCAAACCTCAAAAATATTTAAATTCATAACTCAATGCATGAGTGATTACATTGACACGTGCGTTGAACACGGCTTACTTGTCCCTGGACCGCATAATCTTGACATACTCTCGTGTTGGATGAATGACATGAAACCAGGGGAATATAATCCCCTTCATGTTCATAATACACCAAGTATGGAAGGTTTCTCCGGTAACATATATTTAAAAGTTCCTGAATTCATAAATGATGTGAAGGAGCCACATAAATTTAAGGACGGTCGAGTAACCTTCGTCAATCCTTGTACTACAAAAACGCGTGATATTGTTCCAGAAGTAGGGGATTTTTATCTTTTTCAAGCGGATCATTTGCATTGTGTTTATCCTTTTAAAACCAAGAATCCAAAAGACATAAGACGTTCAATGCCTATTAATTTTGTAATCAATAACACTGTTCGAGGGGAAGAAATAAAAAAAGAAGGAAAAACTTCCGCGGGAAGCATTCAAGGAAAGGAGATAAAAAAATGAGTCTTACTTCCAGTGATGTAAGTGAAATTAAGATCTTTGATGATTTTTTAGATAAATCTGAATTGGAAAAAGTCTTGAAGAGACTTGACTCGCCCACAACATGGGAAGTTCAGTCTAGTGCAAAGGAAGAGGATAAACTTTTCGCGGGCTACTTTTCCAAATCACAAGAATTTTTATATCTTGATGTAACGAAGGAAAAATATTTTAATTCATATCTTTTGGATAAAATTAAAGAGAAACTAGATCAAAAGTGTGAGCTAGAAAGAGTTTATTTTAATGGACAATGGCCCGGAAGGGATGCAGGACTTCATCAAGACGGTTGTAAATATAGTGCCTTAGTGTATGTTGGTCCTTATGAAGCAGATTGGGGAGGATTTACTCAATTTGTGATATCACATACAAAACAGTATATTATTCCTCCTATCCAAAATCGATTGATTATTTTTCCAGGTCATATTCCCCATAAAGGATATTCATTTTCCAATCAAAATTGTCCAATGAGAATAAGTTTGGCATTTAAACTTTTATGACAATATTTTTTGATAACAAAATTAAATTCTGCCCCGTGGATAAAGAGATGGCAAAAGTGTGGCCTCACCCAAAACCAGCAAATCATTTTATACCTGAAGAATATAAAAAACTAGAAAGACACAAGGACGGTAATTTACACACACCGACAATTAAAACATGCATGCCTTTTCTTGACGCGATGGGATCTGGATACATCATACCTTTTGATCAAGATTATATAATTGATCCCACAGAAAAAGAATTCTCAGTTACTCCCGCAAACAGGGAAAAGAATGATATTGGCTATCATGATAAGGTTCAAGTACCAAAAGAATGGCACAATAAAACTGGGGAGTACGCTGGTAAGTTCATCAATAAATGGCTGATCACGACCCCTCCTGGATACAGTTGCTTATTCACGCAACCAATGAATAGGTTTGGAGAAGACCGTTTTCTCCTTATCAATGGGGTGGTGGACACGGATACTTATATTAACACCATTAATTTTCCTTTCATTCTTATTAAGCGGGACAAGCAGTTTCTCATCAAAAAAGGAGATCCTATGGCGCAAGTCATTCCTTTTAAAAGGGAATCGTGGAAAATGTCAACAGAGTTTTATTTTGAAAAAAAACATATGGCCACCAGAAATCTATTAAACAGCAAATTCATTGATAGATATAAAAAAATGTTCTGGTACAAGAAAAGCTTTAAATAAAATAAGAAAATTTTAAATTAAGAATAATTAGGATCGTAGTCCACCCACGTCTTACCCTCAGCATTAGTGGTTCCATTAGCTTCGTCATCAGCCACAGCAACTTCATAAGCGGCGATGGCTGTTTCAATCTCTCCTTTTCTTGTCTCCCCCCATGTAAGAAGATCAGCTATGGTTGTGGATCCCACAGCATCGGAAGTGGCATTCAAATTAACATTGCCCGTCATATCTCCCGTTGAAGCGTCTTTATTTTGAATTTCATTGTGACCGACTAGATCATTCCAAATTACACAATGAATAGTAGCCGGAATTGCAGGCATTGAGTTGCCTTTATCCGCCCATCTAATATGGAATGAATCATCTATTTTTACATAGCCTGCATTTGATATCACAATCTGTGTCGCCATAGTCTCCTCTAATGTTTTATGATGTAGTTAACCACCACGTACGGTGAAAAAGCATTGTTTCCCGCAGCAGTCACCGCTCCCGTCAAGGAAGTCGATATACTTCCCGTCAAGGTTCCAGCCAAGGTGTGAGCGTGAGTATGCCCAGTTCCTGAGCCCGCGCTACCTGTGTAGGGTGGGTTATTAGGTCCGCCCCCTGACGTGCCAAGCGGTAGCCGGGTTCCCCCCGCCTGTGTTAGAACATCAAGATCATGATCATGACTGGCAAGTTGAGCCTCGCTAACTGAAGTATTGGAAATGGATCCCGTCACTGATACGGCAAGAGTGTCCGTGCTTGACGCGGCCTGGTTGTTGGTCACGGCCACCGTCACGGTGTTCGCGCCTCCCGTTGCAGCCAAATTATAAGTATTACCATCATAGCCTTGAGGAGTCTTGCCTTGAAGATTGGGAGTATTAAAAGTCGTTGATCCGTTTCCTGTGCCGTAAGTTGTAGAAATAACAGTGAAGAGATCAGCATACGTAGTTCTGGAAACAGCCGTTCCGTCACAGAGTAAATATCCGACAGGAGCTGTTGCTTTGCCCCAAGGCTTAATCGCCCCTACTTCACTTCTGTTTGTAAAATCCTGTAAATTAGTCATTATACTTTAATCTCCATCCATAGTCACTTGTACTGTATACCAATGCAATAGCCGCACTGTCAGTAGAAATCGTCATATCCGCGGCAGATCCTTGAATCTTTTCCGAATTACGTCCTACAGTGATATTATTAGTTGCGGCATTTCCTAAATCAATAATCTTTACTTGATCCCCCACAGTTGGAGAAGCGGGTAAAGTGTACACGCGCGCGCCCGCGTGCGTATTAGCCAGAACATTCTGCCCTGCTGTTAATGTCACATTGGCCGTTACAGCCCATGTTTCATCTAGACCAGCCAGAGATAGAATGTCGTACCAGTCAGTGCCGTCCGTTGAAACAAGACGGTACTTTCCGTTTGTAACAGTAAGTTCGTTTCCTCCAGCTCCTAGTCT